TACCCATAGGGCAGGGCGTAGTGCCTTCACAGAAGCCTCTGGCGGGCGTTTAGGGCGTGTTCTACATGGAGTTGAGGTAGGTAACCTCATGGACTTTACGCAAGCCTCATACACCCGCGGGACGGCTAATTGGCAGCAAGCCTTTGCCATCATGTACGTCAAGGGTTCAAGCGTACAGGTGGACTTAATCAACATTGAGAAGAACGGCACCTTCATCGTGAACGGCAAGGTCTATGGACGGGTTCGCTAGTCCAGTCTTTGAGGATGAGAATCCTGCTGAAATCGTTATCAGACTGTTATCTAAATCTGGGGGCTGTCGGCATCATCTGATGTAATACTTCTCCCGTACACGAAATACGGGTACAGAAGGGCTCAAAATGACTAAAGCACTAAACGCACTACAGGATGTATTAGGTCTAAGCACAGAAGAATCACTCCGCATCATGCAGCTTTGCGACACAACCCTCGATGGCTCTAAGTGGTCAGAGGCTTCATTCACTCAAGTGATCCGCACAGCACAGACAGTATTGGCGGCTGCATAATGAGCATTGATATGGCACTTATGGGCATGTTTAGCCTTGGCTCGCTGATTGGCTTTGCCATCGGATACTCCAAGGGACACGAACACGGCAAGATTCAGGGCAAGATAAATGCCCGCCGACTTATCAAGGCACAGACACAGCATCAGGTTAGCCGATGAACGCCCGTGATTACCTCAACGAAGCGAGAGCTACTATCCAAGACCGAGGACTTGATTACGGACACCCTAGCGACAATATGCAAAGGACAGCCGCACTCTGGAGTTCATACCTCGAAATGCCAATTAGTGATTATCAGGTGGCGATGTGTATGGCATTGGTCAAAATCGCAAGAAGCATGGAAACTGCAAAGACAGACACTTACATCGACCTCGCGGCGTACGTTGCCATAGCGGGACAACTACACACCGAGGAGAATGAACTTTATGTCTGATTACACATTAAAGCGTATAGACCACATAGTCTTAGAAGATATGTGGGGCATCGGTATTGAGGTAGCCCGCAATGACTTCTGGGAATATCGCTGGTGGGAATGTGAACTTCACATAACCCTTGGTAAGTATTACATCACAGTAAGGATTAACAGATATGTTTAACCTAGAAGATTACGAGACAGTAGAAGAACGCTTAGTTAAGTTCTGGAAGGATCACCCAGATGGACAGATTCATACGAAAGTGCTTGAGCATACTGCCAGCAGGTTTATTGTCGAGGCTTCTATCTATCGTACTGAAGCTGATGCCCGCCCATGGACAACGGGTCTGGCAGAGGAGACGATTCAAGGTCGCGGTGTTAATGCGACCTCTGCTCTCGAAAACTGCGAAACTTCTGCTATCGGCAGGGCTCTTGCAAACGCTGGCTACGCAACGAAAGGCAAGAGAGCAAGCCGAGAAGAGATGAGCAAGGTCAAAGCCAAGGTCGAAGTGCAGAACATCGTGCAAGAGACTAAGGCAAAGATGGCACAGACAGCCACAGAATATGTCCCAGTACCAAAGGAAGATGATCCATGGGCGATACGACCAGCAGAGCCAGTTCAGACTATGGAAGGAGCAGTCGAGATGGTGAAATCAGTTCTTGGTGGCACAACGGATTCGGATATACAGCGTTGCCCTCATGGAGAAATGAGCTGGAAAACTGGTACTACGAAGGCTGGTAAGCAATGGGGTCATTGGCGTTGCATGAACCATATCCTCGGTGAAGCAGAACGCTGTGAGCCAGTCTGGTATGAGATTAAACCAGACGGCACATGGGGCAAGCAGGTCAAACGTGGGTAAGTTATTCTTTCGTAATCAGGATGATGAGTGGGAGCAATTCCCTACTGATGAGCAGTTACAAGCTGCTGAAAAGGCAGCCTATGATCTACAAGAACTAGGCTTCGCTATCATCTGCCAGTTATGCAATACGCCACCTACAGTTGCACAGATTAAGCAACGGGCGTTGCAGAACGAGTGGAAGTGCGAGAAGTGCCACACGATCAACAGCGCGGGTAGAGCATGAAGCACACCTATAACTTCCAATCATCGTGGGGCTATACCAACTGCTCAATATGCGATGATGACGTGATGTGCAATGAATACCTGCGTGGAGATGGGTTAGTAGTCTGGTTGTGTAAGAAGTGTGAAGATATAAATCACCTATGACACGACACAGAAAAGACCGAGGCTTTCGTACCGAGCGAGTGGTTGCAGCCTATCTCTCGCAATGGTGGAGAAGCGCAAGCGTTGGTCGAGGGGCTGGCAAGGATATACACAATGTCCCGTTCGACATCGAGGTAAAGGCGAGAGCCGACTTCAAGCCCCAAGAGTGGTTGCGTCAGGTCATCAAGAGGTCAGACCGCAAAGAGCTGTCAGCCGTGGTGGTGCGCATGAATAACATGGGCGAGGATGCTTCCCAGTATCTTGCTTTCATGCGCTTTGATGATCTGGTGCAATTACTTCTCCGTGCAGGTTACGGAGATATTCAGAAAGATTCGGTAGAATTAGAACCTGAAAGATGCGCAATGTGCGGATCGTGGAAGTTAAAGGAAGTGCCATGCCGCACGTGTCAGGTATCTAATGCCAATCTATGAGTTCGAGTGCAATAACGACCAATGCGAGGCTAATGCTCGCTATGACAAGGAATTATCCATATCCGAGCCACATGATCTAGATTGTCCGTTCTGTGGTGAGACGATGAGGAAGGTGTACTCAAGTGTTCCAGCAGTCCATTTTAAAGGTTCAGGATTCTACTCAACCGACAAGTAGGGCGTACATGCCACCTGCTGTCACAGATGACTGGGCTACGCCTAGAGACCTCTTTGACAAGCTAAACGCTGTGTATCGGTTTGACCAAGATGTAGCAGCTAGTTCAACCAATCATTTATGTGATGAATGGCTAGGGCTAGACCATCCAGAAGAACATAAGCGTGATGGGCTTACAGGTGCGTGGATGGGGCATGTGTTCTGCAACCCGCCTTATGGTAGAGGCATAGCCGATTGGGTTGCTAGGGCTTCACAGCACCCAGACTTAGTTGTCTTGCTGTTACCTGCTAGAACTGATACTCGATGGTTTCATGATCTAGTTCTGTCTAATCCAGATGCAGATGTTGAGTTCATTAAAGGGCGCTTGAAATATGGGGGGGGGCGTTCTCCAGCGCCATTCCCTTCGATGATTGTGAGGTTTGACTGCTGTGGTTAGTTATGCACAACCTGTGGATAAGTTGTTACAAAACATCAAACTACGCTTACGCCACGCCCATGTTATCCACATGCTTGACAGAGGCGGTACACTCTTCAGCGAGAGCCTCTCAAAGGCTCACCGCGGGCTGCGAAAGCAGAGAGCCCGCGGGGTCGCAATCGTTATTGGGATAGCTCTGTCTATGCAGAGTACTGCAGTAGGTCAAGGCTCAATAGATCGTTATTATGATTTACATTCATTAGCTGATTATCAACTTACAGATAGACAATTAGATTGTCATAATGAGATTACCTTTAGAGAGTCTAGTAATCGAATAGATGCTCGTAATGGTAGTCATTATGGGTACTACCAGATACGTAACACTAAGCTGATAGATGCACCTTATGATTATCAGTTCTACTTCTATTGGAAGTATGTACAACATAGGTATGGTTATACAGAGTATGATGAGCCTGACTATTGTAAGGCTTTACATCATCTCAAGACTAAAGGATGGCAATGAGTACTAAGAAAGGTGATCCTCGACTATCGAGGAAGTACCGAGAAGTACGCCTTCGAGTGTTAGCAGCTGGTGGCTATGTGTGTTACTACTGTGGTCATGAAGGGCAGGATGGTAACAACCTAACGATTGACCATATAATCCCTGTGAGTAAAGCACCTGAACTAGCCATAGACGAGACCAACATGCGCATAGCATGTAAGTCATGCAATAGTCGCAAGGGTTCACGCAATGAGCGTGTTTTTTTAGATAGCATGCGTACCCCCCCTGTTTTTTCTGCCTTTCCCTCTCCGACACAGTCGGTAATCCACCAAGACAGTCCATTTACAGCCAGACCAGTCGGGAATTAACCCGATGCCAGCCAAGCAATCCAAAGCCCTACGAGGGGCAACCAAACCAAGGCTTGCCAGCATCCCATTAAAGGGCGCTAATAAACTCCAAGATGTCAAAGACTTATGCACGATCATAGATATGCCGCTTCTGCCATGGCAGGAGTACGTCCTCAAGGACATGCTGGGCGTGGACAAGAAAGGCATGTGGATTCGCAAGACAAACCTGCTGCTGATTGCTCGACAGAACGGAAAGACCCATCTAGCTCGTATGCTCATCCTTGCTCACCTGCTCAAATGGGATAGTAAGAACGTCCTTATCATGTCCTCTAATCGAAGCATGGCTCTGGACACCTTTAGACAAGTTGCTCAAGTATTGGAGAACAATGACCACCTCAAAGGCTTCGTTAAGCAAATCCGCTACGCCAACGGCACAGAGTCTATTGAGATGTTGGATGGAAGAAGGCTGGATGTTGTCGCAGCAACTAGAGATGGATCTCGAGGCAGAACTGCAGACTTTCTCTTTATTGACGAGCTCCGAGAGATCAACGAAGAAGGTTTTCGAGCCGCTATCCCAACGACTAGAGCTCGTCCAAATGCTCAAACGCTTCTTACCTCAAATGCAGGAGA